TGTCATTGCCGCTGCCGCAAGGCGTCGACGTGCCGAAGCCGACGATCAGCGCGCTGACGCCGGCCGACTGCGCGATCGGCGATGCCGACTTTGTGCTCTACGTCAGCGGCGAAAATTTCTTCGCCGATAGCGTGATCAACTTCGCCGGTCAGGACGAGCCGACGACGCTGGAAGCCGACGGCCGGCTGTCGACCGGCGTCAAGCCATCGCTGTGGGCCGATCCGGTCATTGTGCAGGTGATGGTCAAAAACGGTCCGGAAGTGTCGCCGCCGGCGGATTTTGAATTCACCGCGCCGGCGCTGCGATCGAGAAAGAAGTGACATGGCCAAGGCTGTCATCACCGTCGCATCCGGCGGCTTGCCGGTGGTCGACGTGACCGCTTCCAAGCCGACATTGGGGATGCCGGTGTCGGAAGCGGTCGCGGTGTCGGGCGTGAAGTATGGCCTCGCCGTCACCAAGGTGACCGCACCAGCGCCAGGCCTTGCGGTGACCTATGTGAGCCCGCCGCCATGACGGTGGAGCTCGAGGAGGTCGAGCCTGGCAAGTGGCGGGTGAAGAAGCCGGTGCTTGAGCCGGCGCGATCGGATCTGCCGCTGCCCTACGTCATCTCCGACATCATGCCGCCGACCGAACAGGTCGACGGCAAATTCTATACCAGCAAGCGCGCCTTCCGCGCGGTGGGGCGCGCGCTCGGCCTCACCGAAGTCGGCACCGAAAAACTGAAACCAAAAACCACCCACGCCAGCGACACGCCTGCAGAAAAGCGAGCCCGCCGCGATGCGCTGAAGCAAGCCGCCGCCAAGTTCAAGGCCGGTCACCGGCCGTAACCACCAGGAGCATCCATGTCTGACGTCACCGTCGCCCAGCCGGGCGCGGCGCCTTCGGCTGCGCCCTCACCGGCGCCCGCCCCCGCGCAGCAGCAAGTCCCGATCAACGAGAACCCGACCTCGACCCCGAACCCGATCGGCTCGCAGGCGCCATCGGGCCAGGAGCCGCGCTCGGACAGCGCGCGAGAAGCGATCCAGCGCGCCTATGAGCGCGCCAACAACCCGCCGGCGAAGACCGAACGGCCGCAGCCGACGCAGCGCGCGGCGCCAAAGCCGGCGGAAGCCAAGCCTGGCCACAACCAGCCGCCGGAAGAGACGCCGAAGGAAAAGATCGATCTGCGCAAGCGGCCGAACGAGCAGCCGGCGCAGCATCATGCAAGCGAGCAACCACGCGACCGCGGACGCTTTGCGCCACGCACACCCGATGAGCGCACCAGCGCGCCGGCCGCCGACGGCCAGCAAGCGGCCCAGGCCCAGGCTGCCGCGCAGCAGCAGCCCTACAAAAAACTGCCGCCGCATGCGCCCTACGCCGAGCCGCCGGTGCGGATCTCGGAACGCGCCAGGCGCGATTGGGCCGACACCCCCGAAAGCGTGCGCGGCGACATCCACCGCCTGCAGGGCGAATTCGCCAAGGCCTATCAGTATTACAAGGCCGACTACGAGGCCTTCAAACCGCTGAAGCCATACCATGAGATGGCGCAGCGCCACGGCACCACGCTCGACCGCGCGCTCGGCAACTACATCTCGATGGAGAACAAGCTGCGCCAGGACGTCGTCGGCGGGCTCGACGTCATCGTCAACAATTTGCAGATGTTCCGCTCAGATGGCTCGCAGGTGAACCTGCGCGACATCGCCTATTACATCCTGAGCCAATCGCCCGAGCAGCTGCAGCAACTGCAGAGCCGCAACGTGCAGCAGGCCGCCGGCCAGCAGATCGGCGCGCTGCACCAGAAGATCGAGGGTCTTGAGAAGACCCTGAACCAGATGCATACTCAGGCGAAGTTCACCTACACCCGAAGCGCGGTTGACCAGTTCGCTGCCAGCCACCCTCGGTTTGACGAGCTGGGTGACATCATCGAGCAAGAGCTCAAATGGGGCTTTGATCTCGATACCGCCTACGCAAGGGCCGCGCTGCTTCGACCGGCCACACACGCGGCTCAGACCCGCACCACACCGGCTCAGACCCGACCCACGGACAGATCGATCTACGGCGCGCCCGATGTGACTGCCTCAGACGCAGCATCGCGCAGACCGAGAGAGGCAAGTCCGACAAACCGCGCGGCGCTGCAGAACGCAGCCCGGCGCCTGAACGGCGCGCTGTAGCGCGCGCCACGGTATCGCGAGAGCGAACCGGACATCTGAACCCTTTGTGGAGGCATCATGCCCAACGTCACAACGGCTGCTGCGTATCAGCAGATCCTGTCGATGGCCGTCGAAGACCGGTCATCCAGATATCAAGACCTCGTCAGCAACAACAACGCCCTGCTTGCGGTGCTGAAGAGGAAGGGCCTTTGGCAAACCTATAGCGGGCCGAAAGTGCGGCAGACGCTGCAGATCGGCAAGCAAAGCGCGCAGTGGTACAGCGGCTACGATCAGCTGCTGAACCCGGCGATCGACATCCTGAACGACGCCGTATGGGATCCCAAGCAGGTGGTGGTACCCATCATCCTGTCGATGCAGGAGATCCTCAACAATGAGGGCGAAGCGCAGCTGTTCGACGTGATGGCGACCTACATGGACGCCGCAGAGAAGGCGCTGGAAGATGCCATGGACCAGGGCATCTACTCCGACGGCACGGCCAACGGCAACAAGCAGATCACCGGCCTCGCGACGGCGATCCCGATCACGCCAACGTCGGGCGTCTATGGCGGCATCGATCGCGCCACCGCCACCATCTGGCGCACCACCACGTTCGATCCGCACGGCACCGCCGGCACCGTGACGCTCGGCGGCTTCGGCACGCAGATGAGCTCGACCACGATACGCCCGATGCTCAACTACGCCATGACACGGCAGAGCCGCGGCCGCGATTGGGCCGATCTGTTGATCATGTCGCCGGAACACTATGCGGCTTACGACGCCGCGACGATCGCGATCCAGCGTCAACAGAACGAGACGAGCCTCGGCAAGCTCGGTTTCAGCGCGCTGGAATACATCGGCGGCGGCAAGCGCGCCGAGATCGTTCTGGACGGTGGCATCGGCAGCAACTGCCCGGCGAATACAACCTTCGGTATCAACACCGATACGCTCCGTTTGCGCTATCACCCCTCGAGAAATTTCGACAAGCTTTTTGAGGGCGATGGCCAAATGCCTATAGACAAGGACGCGGTAGCCCAGTTCATAGGCTGGATGGGCGAGCTCACAATGACAAACAGCCTCTTCAACTGGAGGATGTACGACAGTAACCCGGCTGCCTGATCTAAATCTCAGGTAGTGGGCGCACCGAGGCCGCCGACGTGTAGGTCCAACAAGCCTTCCTTCCATGAAGGCGGCCTCGGGACCAACGGCTCGCACTTTGCGATGCCGACCGGCTCGCACCTTGCGATGCCGACAACCAAGAAGGACAAACATCGATGCCCGCCTACAAAGATCCCGACGACAACCTCGTCGCATTGTTCAAGTACAAGGCCGAGAAGAACGAAGCCAAGACGCTGCAGGCCGGCCGGCCGATCTTCGATGACGTCGAGGTGTGCGAGATCCGCTCGCCAGGCAGCAAGGACGTCAAGGTGTTTCCGTCGACCGCGCTCTCGACCGTCTGGGTCACCGATCCGGAAACCGGCGAGCAGCGCCAGCAGAGCTACGCCGAACGCTTCAGTCACCAGTACCGGCAATTCAAGGAGAAGGCCGCGCAGACCAAGAGCGGCACGCCGCTGGAGCATGCGCCGTTCCTGTCGGCCGGCCGCCGCGCCGAGCTGCGCGCGCTCAACGTCTACACCGTCGAGGCGCTCGCCGACATCGAGGGCGCCGAGCTCAAGAACCTCGGCCCTGGCGGCCGCGACATGAAGAACCAGGCGATCGCCTTCATCGAGGCGAGCCTGCAGAGCGCGCCGAACCTGCAGCTGCAGGCCGAGCTCGAGGTGCTGCGCGCGCGCAACCAGGTGCTCGAGGAAGATCTGCAGGCCGCACGCGCCGCCACCGATGAATATGCGGCGATGTCGGACGCGCAGCTGCGCGATTTTGTCGTCGCCAATACCGGCGGCATTCCGCTGCAGGGCAACCCGAACCGCAAGACCCTGGTGCGGATGGCGCAGGCCGCGGATCCGCAAGGCAGCCGCATAGCCGAGAAGGTAGCCTGACATGACACTGTTGTCGGTGGTGAAGGATGTCTGCGCGACCGTCGGCGTTCTGGTGCCGACCAGCGTGATGACCAACATCGCCGCCAACAGAACCATGCAGGAGATGCTCGCGCTCGCCAATGAAATGGCGCAGCGCATCGCCTACGACACCCGCGATTGGACCAAGCTGCGCAAGACCCAGACCTACAATGGCGACGGCATCGCCACCGCCTTCAACCTGCCGGCCGACTACAAGCGGATGCTGCTGACGGCCAATGTGTGGCGATCGACCAGCGCATTGCAGCCGATGCGCTTTGTGCCCGACACCGATGAGTGGCTGAACCGCCGCGCGCTGAACTGGGCCGATGCCTGGGGCGAGTGGACCATGCTCGGTGGCCAGATGCTGATCTGGCCGGTGATGCCGGTGGGACAGAGCTGCTACTACACCTACCTGCACAAAAATTGCGTGGCCCTGAAATCAGGCGGCTTCGGCGACAGCTTCCTGGACGACGGCGACAGCTTTGCGCTCGATGAGCGCGTCTTCAAGCTCGGGATGATTTGGCAGTGGAAGGCGCAGAAGGGTTCGCCCTACGCCGAGGACATGGGCACTTACGGCGACGCGCTGACGATGGCGATGGGCCACGACAGCCCGGCGCCGATCATTCTAGGGCGGCAGCCGATCTCAGCCAGCGCCAGGGTCGCCTACCCCT